TAGAATGGATAGTGTGTTGGATAACAAGAAAGGAATAACAAGCCGTGAGCATAAAACAGCAAGTCAACTCTCCCGTCAATGGAGAGACCAATGGAGTACTGCTATACAAGTTGGAACCTATCTCCATGTATTATATTGTCTATTTCCAGCAGACAAAGTATGGGGAGTTGAGATTAATGGAACGATCTTTAACAAAACCAAGACACAATTTGAACGAGTCCCTTGTCGAAGGCAACCAAGTATGATGGAAGTCTGGCTTGCAACTGTGAACTACTGGGTGGACAACATTGATAGGGAGATGGACTTCTTATTCACAGAGTGTAGTGAGGAGGATAGTGTTCTTCGTGCATTCCCACAGAACCCCACTTCCTGTACTAAATACTTTGGTTGCAAGTTTGCAGACTACTGCCTCTCTTGGCCAAACCCACTGCAACATTGTAGAGTTCCTCCAATGGATATGAAGATTGAACATTGGAATCCTGCGGAGAAGGAAAGCAAACACTATTTTACAGTATAGAATAAACAAATAAATATAAGGAGGATGGAAGATGTTAATAGTAGAATTTGATTATAAGAAGTATGCGTTCCCAGAGGCTGCCTTAAGCTTTATCCAATCAGCATTAGAAGTTGAGGAGAAATTTATAGGTAGTGAGTATAAATAATACATAAAAGAAACTCAGAAGAGTGTGAAAATTCAAGTAGTCCGACAAGATTATGTAGTATTTCCTCATGACCAAGAGACTATTGAAGAGGACACTAAGGTTCTCCTTAAAGAAGCAAAAGACGAACAGGAGAGATACTCCCAGTACTGGCAGAACGAATTAAAGAAGACAAAAGACCTTGAAGCACAAGTCAAAGCACTAAAGAAACTATGTCCAGAAAGTCATAAGAAGGAAGAGGAGGTAGAAGATATATGAAGGCACAAGATTTACGAGATAAACTGGCTGGCGTGAGGGACTATAACATTCTAATAGATGGTAAGTTTGCAAAGAGTGTAAGCATCGACAAGGATAAGAAGATAGTCAATCTATTAACAACAGAGGAGAAGAAGGAAGAGGTGAAGAAATGAGTAATAAGTATAGAAATATAAGCATCACCCCTTGCCTTAACGGTTTCGCCTGTACCGTCGGTTGCCAGATGGCTGTGTATAATAGTACAGATGATCTTGTTATTGACCTTCAAAAATACTTCAAAGATCCTAAGGGGACAGAAGAAGCTTTCTCTGCAGCCTCTCTTGTATATGATTCTAGGATAGTTGATAGAGAGATAGCGGATAGAGGTGTAATGCAAGGATTACATACAAGATTTAATTCTTCTTCAAGTCCACTATCAGAGGCAGCACAAGTAAGTGAGGGGAGGTTAAGATAATGCTCGATGCAACGAAAGAGTTTGCTGAACTCCAGAAGATGTATGCCGAACAGATACATAACAAAGCATATAAGGCAATGATCTATGGTCCTATGGGAAGTGGAAAGACATACCTTCTCCGCACTTGTCGTGCACCCATTCTGGTTGATTCCTTCGACCCTGGTGGAAGTAAAACCAATAGTACCATGATCACCGAAGGGAAGATGTTCGTGGACACTCGATGGGAGAGAGAAGATCCTGAGAAGCCCAGCGTCTTCGAGGCTTGGGATAAGGTCTATGATCAAAGAAAGAGGGATGGATTGTTCGAACAGGTTGGCACATATGTAATAGATAGTGCAACTACATGGTCACAGTCTATCATGAATGTGATACTGAAAAAAGCAGGGAGAGCAGGCACCTTTCCCTTTCAACAAGACTACGGCCCTGCTATGTCTATCTTGGAAACCGCTGTTCGGGACTTCACAAACTTACCTTGTGACTGTATCCTGACGGCCCATGAAGATATAGATAAGGATGAAGTTTCTGGCCGTATGTTTGTTGGCCCTCTGTTTTGGGGCAAACTAAAGGGACGCCTGCCTCTCCTGTTTGATGAAATCTACCATGCTGAAACGAAGGAAGTGTCTGGTGGTAAAGTCAACTATCTTTTGTTGACAAAGTCAACTGGCATGACAAAGGCACGAACACGCATAGGTAATGATGGCAAGTTTGACACCTATGAAGAACAAAATATCCAGGGACTGTTAAAGAAAGCAGGACTCATGATATAGTGTAGGTGAAGTTGGGCGTAATAGCTCGGTGACTTTAACTTATAACAATAGGAGGTAGTAAGATGGGAAGTTTTTTAAATCCAAGTATGTTCAATGGTGTGTACGAGCCGGTGTGTGTTCCTGAAGGTGAATACCAACTTCGTATCCTCAATACAGAGGATAAGGTTGGTAAGAGTAGTGGCAATCCTTACATGAATATCGCACTGGAAATTATGTCAGACCCGAAGGCGAAGAATATCTATCACATGTTATTCTATCCGGCCCCTAATGATGATGAGAAGAAGAAGAACAGCAAGCTGTCATCTATCCAAAACTTCTTCAAAGCCTTTGATGTTGAGATCACTGACAACTTCGACATCAAGAGCATGATCGGCAACACTGGCTGGGCTATCCTGAAGGAAACGAAGGATGAGTTTGGGGAGAAGAACGAGATTAAGAAAGTTGTTCTTCCTAAATAAGTAACAAAAGTGGGTAGTGCGCTAACATAGGCACTATCCACGTTTTTCGAGGATAGGAGCGAAACATGAAACCTGACACAACAACAAGCAATCCACGCATATCAATAGAGATAACCGAAGAAGTGCAGCAACGCTTGCGTAACTTAATCCCATGGGGTCTACAATCCCACATATTTAGAACAATGGTAGAAAGTCTCCTCGATCTCTTGGAGAAGAGTCCAGTCCAAAGAGACTTTGTAATCGCAGCCTTTCTATCAAAAGATATAACTATCTTGGACTTACTAAGGAGAGTGAGTAATGAACCTATACGACCTAAAACAGAACATCAAGAGCATGAACCCAGAACAGCTGGCGTCCCTTCTCCGTGACGTGAGGCAGAGTCGCAGGACAAGTAAGAAACCCATGACCGCTAAGAAGGCATTGGAGAGGGCGGATACAAGTAAGGTACTGAGTGCTGTTGCAAGTCTTTCCGCAGAAGATAAGGCAGCGTTGTTGGCAGATCTTTTGGCACAGAAATAGGAGCTAGTGCAATGGAAGTTAAAGTAATCAACTATACTGATGTAATAGAAGGTACTCGTTTCCGTGAAGAGTATGGGGATATTGACTCACTTGTCATATCTATAAAGAATGAAGGACTCATCCAGCCACTCGCTGTGAGGGATAATGAAGATGGAACTTATACTCTACTTGCTGGCGGCCGACGGTATCGTGCTGCTGGTATTGCTACTCTGTCTACTATACCTGTTAGAGTCTACTCGAAGAACATTGATGAGTTGACAATGCGATCTATTGAACTCATGGAGAACATCATTCGGAAAGATCTAACATGGTGGGAAACAGCTAACCTGAAAAAGGAAGTACATGAACTCCAGATAAAGATACATGGTGAGAAGAAGAGCACTAGCCCAAATGCACCTGGATGGAGCAAAGCCATGACTGCTGCCTTGATAGGTGGAGCAGAGAGTGTAGTACATGATGATATAAAACTGGCCGAAGCTCTCATAGTCCTCCCCCAGTTGAAGCAAGCAAAGAATAGAAGTGAAGCACAAAAGATGCTTCGTGGTGTGGAGGAAGGAATCATACGTCAAGAGTTGGCGAGGAAAGTGGAAGAGAGAACAGCAACAACTGGGGTTGAAAGAGTCCAGCAGGAAATGATAAATAGATATATGATCGGTGACTTCTTTGAGTTGGTAAAGAAGATACCTGACAAGAGTATAGATATTATCGAGTTGGATCCTCCATATGGCATTGACTTACATGACGTCAAAGATGGCCTCACCAATGGCTTCTATGTAAATGAGGAATATAATGAAATTCCAGCAGATAAATATGAACTTTTTATAAATAAAGTACTTTCAGAATGTTATAGAATCATGTCAGATAACAGCTGGCTAATATGCTGGTTCGCAATAGAACCTTGGATGGAGGACGTCTATCATGCAATTAAAGCAACTGGACTCGACACAAATAGAATTGTCGGTATGTGGGTTAAACCTACAGGACAAACAAAAGCTCCCCAATATTACCTTGCAAATACATATGAACCTTTTTTCTACGCTAGAAAAGGATCTCCAATTATCAGTAAGCAAGGGAGAAGTAATATCTTTAACTTTAAACCAGTCTTTCAAAACCGTAAAGTTCATCCAACAGAACGACCTATTGAGCTTATTCAAGAAGTCCTTGCGACCTTCGGGTGGACTGGTGCACGTGTCTTTGTTCCTTTCTTAGGAAGTGGTAACACCATCCTGTCTGCAGCTAACCTTGGGATGCAGGCCTTTGGATGCGACATGTCACAAGAATATAAGAATAGTTTCATCATAAAGGCCAGCAGCAATGCCCCTGGTTCATATGGTTCGTATAGAGAGGTGCAAGATGACAGTGGAACTGAATGACATACTCCAAGGGATGCGTGATAAGAGAGAGGAAGCAAGACAACTCTTCATAAAGATAAATGAAGATAAAAGTATTCCAGAAGATTTGAAGACTGCACTATCTAACATCCTCGAAGAGTTAATGGATAGTATGACTCTTGTCCTCCTTAAGTATAAACTTATACAATGTCGTAAAGATGTAGAGGGTGATGAAGCAAAAAGAATTGAAGATATTTATCCTGGGTTTAAAGTAAGTCCTGATCAAATATATCCAGGTGCTGTTATTAAGATAGATAGAAAAGGAGAATCTAAATGAGCAGGAAACTAAGTGAGTGGGATAAACTGAAACGAAAGGGTAGTGCTCACTACAAGAGTGGTGGGATTGAACCTATTGACTTATACAAAGACTTACAACCAAACCCATCTTTAAACGCATTACAGGTGAAGGGTCTAACAGATATTATAAAGTATGCTTATCGTATGTTATCTCTTGGTATGAATGATAAGGATATAGATAAGATAGACCACTATCTTCATCTATCTGCCACCTGTCATCATGAGCAGCTTGCAATAATAGAACAAGAAAAGAAAAAGAAGTCTATCGAACGACAAAAGAAAGCAAAGGAAGAAGCAGACCAAGCAAATCAAATAAATAGTTTGATAAGAGGGAGATAACATGACAGACACTATACCAAAAAGAGAAGTACCACCTGACGGAAGGCTTGATGCAAAGATCGCCTTTGTCGGGGAGGCACCTGGCTCAACTGAAGTAGCAATGGGCATGGGATTCTGTGGTATATCGGGGAAGGTTCTATGGGAAATAGCAGGTCGGTTTGGTATAACTCGTGACGACTGTTACGTTACCAATGTTATAAAGGTAAAGCCGACAAAGGAAGATCTATCTGACTATATAACCTTTCGTGCTGGCATAGGATATCCCACCATTGCTTATATGGAATATGAGAAGAGATTGCATGAAGAGTTATCACATCTAACAAACTGTCATGTCATAGTAGCAGTTGGTAATCTTGCCCTCTATGCTTTGACACATAAGGTGAGTATAAAGAAGTGGAGAGGTTCTATTGTAGAAGGAGTACATGGCCTGAAAGTGATACCTATCATCCACCCAGCCGCTGCCCTGCGTGAGTATAGTTTCATGAACATGATACATCTCGACATGGCAAAGGTGGCAGAGGAAATGGCGTTCCCTGAGCTTCGACTTCCAGTTCGTAATCTTATAACTGCTCCATCCTTTATTGAGAGTATGCAGTTTCTGCAAAATATAAAGACTTCTTGCTCCATAGTAGCATATGACATTGAAGTCTTGAACAACGAGATGTCCTGTATATCCTTCGCACCAGATGATGTAACAAGTATCTGTATCCCCTTTGTCAAGGCTGGTAATGACTACTTTACCATCGACCAAGAGATAGAAATCATGCAACTGGTGGCTGACATATTACAGGATAGAAACATAACAAAGGTTGGACAGAACCTGGCATTCGATGCCACTTTCTTATTCACAAAGTATGGTATAGTCATGGAAGGCTTTGCAGAAAATCACATCGAGGATACGATGATAGGCCAGGCCATTGCTTTCCCTGACTATCCAAAAGGTCTGGACTTTATCACCAGTGTATATACAAGAGAGGCATACTATAAAGATGAAGGGAAGAGATGGTTTAAAGCAATAGGGAATGAACGAGCCTTCTGGATATACAATGCGAAGGATAGTGTTGTCTGTATGGAGGCACTCCCTCGTATAAAGGATAACCTAGAGAAGTTACATAATATAGAAACGTATAGGGAACAAGTGAAGTTAATCCCCAGTCTAACATATATGCAAGCAAGGGGTATTCGAGTAGATACTGTTGGTTTGAAGGAAGAGCAGGAGAGGACAGAGAAGGAGATCGCCCGCCTGTCTGCTGAGCTAGATAAGCAGGTTGGTCGTCCTATAAATCATGGTAGTCCAAAGCAGTTGGTTAACTACTTCTATACAGAGAAAGGCATAAAGCCATACGTTAATAGGAAGACACACCTACCTACAACAGATGAAGATGCACTGAAACGTATAGCAAGGAAGGGATATGAAGAAGCAAGTACCATCCTGAAACTTCGTCACCTTTCCAAGATGAAGGGAACCTATCTCGACGTCACACTTGATGCAGACAATAGACTTCGTTGTTCGTTTAATCCTGTTGGAACAGCACAAGGACGCCTGTCCAGTAGTGAAACGATCTTCGGAACAGGGACGAATATGCAAAATCTCCCTGAAGAGTTCCGTAAGTTTTTAATTGCGGATGATAACTGTCTAATGTTCAACATCGATCTATCCCAA